ACAATACTTTGAACTACGGAACTAATGAACCAGTGACCATCTCACTAACTATTCGCTTTGATAATGCAATTCAAGCTCCTCTTGGATCAGGCGTTGGTTCACCAGTCAAGCGCCTACCTTCAGGCACAACTGGTTCTGTAACAGGCATTGGCGCAACTACTTAATAGTCAAAAGGTATAACCTGCTATGTCTGGCACCGGTAGAACTTTTGTTCAAGACTTACTACGGCTTTCAAGCACCGATTACCTACGGGACTATACTCACGCGGCGAAGACCTTTAGGACTAATTCCTACCAGAATGCTCCTAAACTCAAGTTCCTCTTTCATACCTACTTCACTATAAATCCAGGTATTTACTTTCCTGGATCTCAAACCAATTATGCATTGCTAGTTAAAGAAGCATCTTTGCCTAAGTTCAATCCTCAAACAACGCAACTCAATCAGTATAATAGGAAAAGAATAGTTCAAACTAAGATAAAGTATGATCCGATTGATATAACTTTCCACGATGATAACGGAAATCAAACTACAAAGCTCTGGGAAAGTTATTATAACTATTACTATTATGACGGAACTGCCCCAGGGGCAGTTCTTCCGGCCGCCGGAGCCCGTGGAGGAACGCCGGGAACTGGACCCGCTGGCGCATCATACAACATGAGAGACATATACAGCCCTACTCCAGATGGTACATTTGACTGGGGTTATAGCGGTGGAGTAGGAACAGGCACCACTGACTCAACCAACAGCACAAAGACTCCGTTCTTCAAGCAAATAACAATATTTGGATTCAATCAGCACCAGTATACTGCTTACACCTTAATTAACCCAATGATCACAAACTTCTCACATGACACTTATGCGTATTCTGATGGTGCCGGCACTATGTCAAATAAAATGACAATTGATTATGAAACGGTAGTTTATAACTACGGTGGAATGGACGGCAGAGAACCTGGAAATATTGTTACGATGTTTGGCGATCCGGCTAACTATGACACTACACTTAGCCCTATAGCTTTGGAAGGTTCTAACGGTACAGTTCTAGGACAAGGTTCATTAGTAAATGCAGCAGGAGGATTCGTGAACGCGAACGCATTACAGCATGGTAATCTACCCGGTGCAATTCATGCTGCCACCGCAGCATATGATCAATTGGCAGGCGCGCGAGACAACGCCCAAGTGATATATAATGCTTTCCAAAATCCTAATCTTAACACAAACTCAGCCCTAGCACTGAATACTATGCGAGCATTGGCAGGGCAAAATGCACCAACTAACAGAAACACACTATTCAACATCCCGATAGCACGGTCAACTCCGGGTCCAGCTGGACTTGCCGCTTCTCCAGTCATCAAGGCATTGACTAATGCTATCTTACCTAATATAAAAAATGCCGGATCTCAATACACTGGATAAGACTTAGTATAAATACTATCATGGCAACGATTTCAACATTAGATCAAGTAGATCAAACTATCAGAATTTATGACAATTTCTACAACACGAAGTTGGAGATAGGCGCGGCTGACTATGACCTAGTATATTCTTATTTTAAGGGTATGTCAAACAACGCCCAAATTGCTGGCAACATGACTACGATACTGTTTAGGGTAGCGCAAGCAGGGAACTATAATATAATAAATCTGTTAGAGATAGTTCAAGGTGCGACGAGTAACATAGAGATGAATTCCATACTTTCTTACTATCTTAATACATTCAAGTCAAAAACATCATTGTATGGTGTAGGAAATATTCCAAGACCAAATGAAGCGGTACAGAGAAACGTAGTGCAGTAATGGGTAACTGGGCACAGGGTGTATACACTCCTAAGAATCCTGAAAAATATATAGGTAAACATGTTCCTCGGTACAGATCCGGTTGGGAACTCACGTTCATGAACTTCTGCGATAGTAATAAGAATGTTATATCTTGGGCTAGTGAATCAATGGCTATCCCGTATCGTAATCCATTGACAGGTAAACCATCTAGATACATACCTGACTTCTTCGTCTTGTACGAAAACAAGTTTGGTAAAAAGATTGCCGAGATAGTAGAGATCAAGCCAAAGAAGCAAAGTATCATTGAAAGCAAGGTCGCTAGTGCTAGAGATAGAGCCGCGGTTGCAGTCAATCACGCTAAGTGGGCCGCGGCCAAAGCCTATTGTCAATCACAGGGTCTTGCTTTCCGAGTAATTACGGAAGACGATTTGTTCCGAAACGGCCGCAAGTAACTAAATACTTCTATGACAAAAAAACTAGAAGCCTTGTTTGAACTAGGAGATGAGTCTAATGACCTCATGCGGCCTATTCTAGAACACTCCGATGACATCACAACAACTGCGATGTCTAATCTAGAAAAGATTGCGGCGGCACTACCACAGGTAAAAGGTCTTGAAGCCGCAGATAATGAGATGGATGCTCTCGCTGACATGGCTACTGCTAGTTATAAGGATCTAGTTGATCTTGGTATGCAAGTAGAATCTAGATTTAGCTCAGAGATATTCAACGCTGCTAGTAGCTTCCTTGGACATGCGATCACCGCTAAGACAGCAAAGATCAACAAGAAACTGAAGATGCTTGACATGCAGCTAAAGAAAGCACAACTTGATCAGCGAATGCAATCAAAAAACGAAGAGATTGAAGCAACTCCATTAGGAGAAGGGCAAACGCTTGATCGCAATGAACTTCTTAAGATGCTCAATCCCAAGAAAGATGTCCAGTAAACATAAATACTAGTATGAACGACATTCGCAACATTATTGATACTTTAGAGGATATCTATGCCGAACCCGAAGTGGGTGACGTTGTAGAGATCGCTCTAGGTGATACCTTGATTGAGACTACGATCAGCGATATCACAGAAGATGGCGTAGTGATTCATATTGACGAACAAGCAATCAGGATCATGATTGATGCTAAAAAGCAATTAGATGAACATGTAAGTATGAGATTAGGCTCCGACAGTGATGCGTCGGCCGCCGGATCATATAAGATGGGTGAGGACACAACCCTAGAAGCAGATTATCATGGCCGTAACGTTCCACTTGGCAAACCGATGCAAGGTGACGTAAAAAAGTCAAAAGTATATGTCCGTAAACCTAATGGTAAAGTCGTGAAAGTCAATTTCGGTGATAAGAATATGCGTATTAAGAAAAGCATCCCAGCAAGACGCAAATCATTTAGAGCAAGACATCATTGTGAAAGTCCCGGCCCGCGTTGGAAAGCAAGATATTGGTCCTGCCGGGCTTGGTGATCCGTTATTTGTAATTGAAAACCAAAGAACAATGATAAATATATCATAAAACAATTGCAGGAATACAAATGCGCTCATTTAAACAATTCATTGCTGAAAGTGTACATACTTATAATTACACTATCAAGATTGCCGGAGAAGTTGATAAGAACTTCCTAGAACTCTTTGCGTTTAACCTAAAGAAGTTCGATCCGATTCATATCTCTGATCCAGTATCTACACCAATTCAAAAAGATCCATATGGATTTCCTAATCTATCAAATCAAGCAGTTCACGTAATCAAGGCAGAGTTTAGATATCCTGCTAATGAACCTATGATTCAACAGATCGCTCAGCTATTAGGTTACAATATAAATGCTGTTCGTGTAGTCGCAACTTCGTTCGATGACAGTATTAATAGCGAAGCAGGCGGATACGCTAATGAAGCAGATCATAGTCCTGTTCTTACTCATCTTGAGATGGAAGAACAACCAGGTGCGAAAGCAGCATCTAAGGCATATGGTAATTCTTACCTAGATGATATCGAAGCACAATCAAAAGACTCCAAAATCAACATTCCATATGAAGGGCCAAAGACTCCAAATGCGTTTGACCCGTTCAAGCCAGAAACACTATTTGCGACTATGGGTAAGGATAGCCCAATGAGTAAAATTACTAGACCTGCAAAGCCCAAAACTGGCGCGATGGGTTAAGAGGAAAAAGACATGAAAGAACTACTTGAAAAAATGAGTCAACTGGAAGCGTCTGTTCCTAAGTCCTCACCATCAACTACTAGATTAGAGACAGCACCTAAAAATGTTCCAGGCAAGAAGCAAGTTCTTAAGGAATCGGCAGTTAGGGAAACTGCTCCCCTAACTCTTAAGGGAATGTTTGAACAGTTAAGCGAAGCTGCTCCGGCTGCAATCCCCGTCATGCAGCAAGGTAGTAATAAGGCTTCTTCTATGGGAGTTATCAGTGTTAATGATACTTCACCAGCTGGAAAAGCATTAAATGACACTCTCAGCAATCTAGCTCAGCAAAAGAAGCTTCAAGTTGTAACCCCACAAGTAGCCGGCCAAGGACAAGCTCCGGTGCCGGGCGGGCAACAGCCAGCTGCATCAGCAGCAGGTAACCCGAATCCCAATCAAGTTCAGCCTATGAAGGAAGAAGAGCTTGACGAGATATCATCGGATCTTTTGGCCCGGGCAGCAGCTAAGGCTGGAACCCATCGCGATGCGGCGGTCTCGGCCTTACGGCCCCTGCCGGCCGGCGTCCGAAGTAAAGATCCTGAAGTAAAGTTTTGGCAAGACAAAACGGATAAGTTTTCCCAAGGTGCTGATCAAGCAAAAGAAAGAGAACGTAAACAAGCTAACTATAAGAGACAAACTAGCAGCATGAGTCCTGCACAAAAACGACAGTTTGATGCTAAGTATAAAGACCAGCTTGAAGAAAAGTGGGCCGGAGACACTAAGTTGAACCCTGCTAAGAAGGGCATGTTTAACGGCAAGACTAAGGCTGAGTTAGAAAAGCAACTCGCATCATTACATAAGTCAGGACCACATAAGAAGGGTTCTCCAGAATATACAAAGCAACAAGAGTTGAACTTTGCGATCCGTGCTAAGAGCGGTTGGAAGAAGCCAGTTGACGAAGCTGATATCCCATCTGTAGCGGGTATGGACACTATGGGAGCATCATTAGGTGCAGGCCGCAGTCAAACTACACTAGAAGGCCGTGCTAAGGCAGACAACAAGGCTGAAAAGGCTGGGAAGAAAGTCACCAAAGACCTAGAGTATGATATGTACCATAAAGGTAAGGATGACAAGAAGGCCGAAAAGGCTGGTAAGAAAGTCACCAAAGACATTGAATGGGACGAAAAGCATCCAAAAAAGAAAACAGTGAAGGAAAACATGAGCAATCGTATTCGCGCGGCCCGCCTTGAGGGCAAATCACACGGCCTTAGAGGTCACTCGTATTCAGGCAAGAACTACGAAGATATGGAAGAGTGCATGGCATATCACAATGGCTACAAAGAAGGCCTTGATGAGTGCTACGGTATGTCTCCGATGGAAGAGGGTGTATATGAAGATGCTTGCACAGACTGCAATTGCAGCCCATGCGAATGCCATTCCGATCATGCTCACATGAGACCAATTCAAGGTCTTGTAAAAGAAGCTCCTAGAGCAACAGTCAGTGGCATGGCAGATCAAGCCATAGAAGAAGATGAGTTTGAAGAAGGCAATGCGTTCACTGCTGCACTCGCAAGAACACCAAATGGCGGACGATTCAAGCTAGGTGGAAAGACCTTCAATGATCGTAGCGGATACAACGCAAAGATTGATGAATATGCATTTGAATCATGGGATAAAGAACTAGCTAAGCTCATCAACGAAGGTGAAGAAGTGAGTGAAGGACTCTCAGTTTCTATCTCTAAGGATAATCCAAACTCACCGGACTCAGTAAATGTAAATGCAACTGACGCAGAAGCAGACAAGCTACTTGCTATCGTAAAGCAAGCTGGTATGGGAATCTTTGGTGGCGACGAGCCAGCTGAAGCTCCAAGAGGAATGTCAGCAGCACCATCAAGCGAAACTAACACACCAGGCGACATTGAAGTGGTGGGTGATCACGACGATATGCTCTCATTGATGAAGAGATTGTCAGGTGTGGAATCCTCGGGTGGATCAGAAGATTATGCTGACGAAGAAGGCGATGCAGGATGTGAAGAATGCGGCCAAGCAACGTGTGAATGTGGCGCTGGTCCTATGAGACAGATTGGTGAAGTCCAATCGGAAGAGCAGTTAGAATATGAAGTTGCTGAAGATAATGCTGGTGCACAGA